CGGGGGTGAAAAACAAGAGAGAAGTACCCGCCGCGGGCACCACAGCGACCTGGTTAAGGTCGGTAAAAGTGCCCCCAGAATTAACACTAGTGGCAATGGTACCAATAAAGGTACCCGACAACCCCCGAAAGGGGTCGGGATAGCGAATGCCAGCCGCCTCTTCATCCCATGGATCGACATAAGCCGACACCAAGGGTGGAAGATACTGGCCAAACCCATCCCCACCCCGACGGCGCCGGTTGCGTCGGCCAACAAAACCGCGAGAAACCACCATGCCGTCACGGAAACCAGAGATGGTACTCGTCCCCGCAAGGTTCATCGTCGGCCGAAACATCCCACCTGATTGATACTTCTCCCCTATGCGATTGTCCACACGCTGAACACTTCCCGGCAATTTGGTACCGCGTCTCCGAGACTGGGACCTGCTCCGGCCCCGCTGGGGGGTCTGAGCCACCACCACTCTCTTTGACCGACTCCTTCGATTCCGGGACATTACTCATGAATTAAATATTTACAGCTTATGAGGTTGTATTGGATCCCCGACCTCAACGGAGACTGTTCATCACCAGGTACCATAAGGCGGACGCCGTGCAGTCGTTCGGCATTCTGGATAGCACGTAATTATTTACACCTAAGGAAACGTTTTGGGTCCTTTAAACCTGGCAACCCAATGCAGTACGATGCTAGCGCTACAGCGGCATGGCCCTCTGGTAAGACACCTCACGAAGAAGCCCGTCCCCCAAGACCACGCTGCGGTAGAAATCCTCCAAAACCACCTGCTCATCAGGGGTAACCCCAAAGGCCCAGTAAAAACTCGCACGCACCAACGGCGAAATTGGTCCGTACTGTCGCACCATGCCCTTGGACAACTGGCGGACGCCCCAAGACTGGCCAGACTCAACTGTGCTACGAAATTTGCCATAACGCAAATACGTTTGATAAAATTCCTGAAACACAGGAATCTGTCCGGTCATTGCCATACCGCCAGTCCCTACCGCGTGCAGCCAACCCCGGAACATGGCAGGTTCCCAGTAGTTGTGGATGCACATAGTATCCTTAGCAATGCCCCACTTCGGATGGCGAACCGTAATCCAACTAAACGGTTCAGGACCCACCCAGACAGGATGCGTCTGACAAAACTCAATCTCCTCGAACTGATAACACGGGTCCTCCACGGCCATGGTAAAACCCATGGCTCGAAACCACCCCCCCAGTCCGTTCATGAATTTTGTCAGATCACGAGACTCCATGAAAACCACACAATCATCACCATTGTTGGCTAACCGAATCTCAACCCGCCGGGAGGCCGCATAAGCATACAACATGCTACACATCAAAACACAATTGCCCAAAGACGTGTTCATATCGCC